GCCGAGAGGACGGCGGCTTCGAGCGCGGCGGCGATCATCGGTCGCGCTCCATTGCATCGTCGCGGCGGCGATCGAGTTCGTCATCCGGGTCGCGCCCATGCACCGGGCACCACTCATCGCGGATCAACTCAGGCGGTTCGGTCGAGGCGCTGTTGACTGTTTCCATGCGACAAGTGCAGCGCGGGTCGTAGTAGTCGGGCTCGGTCGTCTTCCAGTGGTCGTAGGTCATTGCGATCCTCTCCCATATTTGCCAGTGTTGGCGAACCTATACAGACGGCCACACCGCGCGCATTCCATAGCTATACCTATGGTTGGCAGTAGCCTGTTATCGACGTGCCAATGATGGCCCCAATACTTACACATGAAACATCGGAATACCCATGTGAGGTATCTAGGACGGGTTATAGGGTCACGCAGGAGATACTTATCGTAACGGAATAGGCTCACGGCCGCCTCCGAAACATCGGGCCGCGCGGCAGGCCGTCATAGCGGTCTTCGAGCAGCCGCTCGGCCACCTGATTGAGCGTGCCTGCGATGTCGCCCGCGAGGTCTGACAGGTGCGCGTCGATGGTCGCGACCAGATCGGCGTGCTGCATGATGGCGGTGGGGTCGTTCTCGGCCGCCTCCCGCACGATCTTGGTCAGCACTTCGCGGGCGCCGGACAGGACCAACTCGGCCATGGTGGCGCGGCGGGTGAAGTCCTCGGGGCTCGGGTACGCGGGGATGGGCGGGAAGTCGTCGGGGTTTTGGAGGGCGGTCATGGTGTCTGCTCCGTTCTGATGGAGAGACATTACGCCTAGCGTAAGTCATACGTCAAGCGATAATTGCGCCTAGCGCAAATTAATTTAGGTCAATAGGTCTCGATGATCGGCAGAAAGCCGCGTTCGGCCATGCAGGCCCGCTCGGCGCCAGCGTAAGTCATGAACTGGATCGCCACCGATGGGCTATTCACCGGCGTTTGCATCGCCCTGCCGTTGCAGATTTCGGAGGCCTGCCGAATGGTGTCAGGGCTGACTTGGCGCCCATCCACAGGCTTCCACCCGACGACATGGGTGGTCGGAGCTGGGGGAGGCCGATTTGCGCATCCCGCTACCGCAATGCACAACATGGCAACGATAGCTTTCCGCATATTAATTACCTGTTTTTAATAGAGTTTTTGCTATTTCCACGATCTGTCGACGTTGGCCGGGTTTGGCTTGGTCCCAGATTGTCCAAATCGCTTCTGGGTCATTCGGATTTCTCATCAAAAGGGAGGCGGGATCGGTGCGGAGGGCATCGGCCAGGGCCTCCAGAAGGTCCTGCGTGTACGGCTGCCGGCCCGTCTCGACGCGAGATAAGTTGGCGGCCGACATATTGAGGCGTTCTGCAAGGGCCTCCTGCGTCAACATGCGGTGCTCGCGCCATTCCTTGATGAAATGGCGCCCACGCGCCGATTTTCCTCGATACCGTACTGGCATAGGGCGAGTTTACGCGTCGCGCAAACTAGCGTCCCCAACGCTAGGCGAAAGTTACGCTTGACGCATGGCTTCCGTCTAGCGTAATGTTTCGGGACAATGGCTCATCCTCTCAAAGCGTACCGCGAAGCGAACGGCCTCACCTTGGAGGCCCTGGCGGCGCGCGTGGGGGTATCGGCTCCGACGATTTCTCGCATCGAGACCGGTGAAAACTCGCCGAGCATGGCCTTACTCGGCCGATTGAAGGCCGCGACTGGTATCTCGGCCGACGAGTTTTTGCCCACTGAAACCGCCCCCGAAAAACAGGTGTCATGACCGATTAGTTGCGTTGCGTCCCGGCCCATCCCGGCCGGCGATCTGGGGAACATCCCCGTGAGCGTAGCGTCAGCGTTGCGTAGTAAGCCTCCCTCGGAGGGCTTGAGTATGCCCTCGGGGGAGGCGTCTGCAGAAAGTTTGTTTGGAGATTCCACGACAATCGTTGACGACGCGAGGCGCGCTGCGGCGGCCTTGGTAGATCGAGAGCGGGCAAACCTTCATAGCAAGATGCTGGCGTATCAGCGGATTGCCGAGCAAGTCGGGGCATCACCGGAATGGCTGAGAAAGTTCATAGCCGGGTACGCGGAGGCGAAGCCGAGCCTGGTGGTGGGCTTCAACATTCTTCGGCTCTACAGCCGAGTGCAGAGGAAAAACGAGCCGCTTTGAGCGATTATGACGCTCAAGACGATTTAGCCAAGAGCCTCGATGTCGGCTACGCGGCCATCCGCGAGCGCATGGCGGCGGGTGGCGAGCCGTGGAGACCGAAAAACGATTATATGACGTTTCTCGAAAGCAAGGCGCTTCGGGCCAAGTCCCGCGGCCTTGCTTCGGTTCCTGCTCTCGCTGGCCATCTTTTCCCGTTCCAGCGGCATTGCGTTGAGCATCATCTTCGCACTGGCGTTGCCGGATGTTTTCTCGACACCGGCCTTGGAAAGACTGAGGTTCAGCTTGAGTTCTGCCAGAAGGCGATTGAGGCCACCAATTCCAAGGCACTGATTTGGACGCCGCTTGCTGTTGCCGGCCAGACCAAGCGCCGAGCTGACAGATGGGGCTATGAGGCACGGGTCATCCGCGAGCAGCGTGAAGCCGGTCCCGGCATTAATATCTGCAACTATGATCGCCACGATAAGATCGATCCTCGCGCCTTTGATGTGGTTTCATGCGACGAAGCGAGCATTCTTAAATCATTTACCGGCAAGACGACGCGCGCCTTGATCGAAGCGCATAAGGGCGCGCGGTTCAAGCTTGTTGCCACGGCAACCCCGGCTCCAAACGATCACATGGAGCTTGGCAATTATGCTGAATTCCTTGAGATCATGGCCGCGAATGAAATGCTGTCGCGGTTTTTTATCAACGATACCTCGACGGCTTCGCATGAATGGCGGCTCAAGGGCCACGCGGTCACTCCATTCTGGGATTGGATGGCGTCTTGGTCGCGAATGGGCGAAAAGCCATCCGACCTTGGCGATAGTGACGAAGGCTTCATTCTGCCGCCGTTCGAGTTGATCCGACATCGATCGAGAGACAGCAACATCGACCGCGATTTGGCTGACATGTTTGGCCTACCGACGATGTCCGCAACTTCACTTCACGATGTCAAGCGGCAGACGATCGAGGCTAGGGCCGAGGCCGTTGCGTCGGTTATTTGTCCGGCGTCGAATGAGCCTTGGATCATTTGGGTTGATACCAACTATGAGGCGGATGCAATTTCCGCGGCGCTGCCGAATGCAATCGAGATTCGCGGATCTATGTCGATAGATGAAAAGGAAGATCGCATTGCGGCATTCGAGACTGGAAATTACCAGCTTATCGCCAAACCATCGCAATGCGGATTCGGCCTCGATTGGTCGCATTGTGCGCGCATGATTTTCGTCGGTCGCTCCTACAGCTATGAGACATGGTATCAGGCCGTCCGTCGATGCTGGCGGTTCGGCCAGAAACGCAAGGTCGTCGTCCATCTGATCGTTGCAGAGGGCGAGGATACGATCGGGCGTGTTATTGATCGCAAGGAAGGCGATCACGGCACTATGAAGCAGGCCATGCGTGCGGCGATGAAACGCGCAACATCTGCGTCTACCGCTGTGAAAATCCCCTACCTGCCAACCCGCACAATGAAGCTTGCACCATGGATATCCGCTGCCTGAATTCAGCGACCGGCGAGAATTGGCAGGCCATACAAGGTGACTGTGTGGACGTGCTCTCGCAAGTGCCGTCCGAGAGCGTTGGCTTTTCCGTCTACAGTCCGCCGTTCGGCTCGCTGTTCGTTTATTCAGAATCCGCCGCCGACATGGGCAATTCGACCGACGAGGAATTTGCTGAACATTATAGCTATCTAGTGCGGGAGAAATTCCGCGTTACAATGCCGGGACGGCTGACGGCCGTGCATTGCACGGACCTTCCTTTGACCAAATGGAAGGATGGCGCGGTCGGGATCAAGGATTTCTCCGGTCAGATTATCCGCGCGCATGAAGACGCTGGATGGATTTTGCACGGCCGTCGCACGATCTGGAAATGCCCGGTTGTCGAAATGACGCGCACGAAGCACGTAGGATTGCTCTACAAACAATTGCAAAAGGACAGCTCGAAGTCGCGCGGCGGAATGCCGGATTATCTTCTGACATTCATCAAGCCAGGTGAAAACGCTGATCCAATCAACCATACGCCGGAGGATTTCCCACTCGATCAATGGCAGGAATGGGCCTCTCCTGTGTGGATGTCTGTGCAGCAAGGGAATGTCTTGAATGTGCGTGCGGCTAAACAGATAAATGATGAACGCCATCTTTGCCCGCTACAGCTCGACGTGATCGATCGTGCTCTCATCATGTGGAGCAATCCTGGTGATATCGTTCTCTCTCCCTTCATGGGGATCGGATCGGAGGGCGTGTGCGCGCTCAAGATGGGCCGTCGATTTCTCGGCATCGAGCTAAAGGAGGCCTATTGGTCGCAGGCATGTCGATACATTGACGCTGAGGATCGGCAAAAGACGATGCTTTTTGAGGAGGCCGATCCATGAGCGCGCCGGTCGCCGTCATCACTGGTCTTGCGCTGGCCTCGATCCTGGTGGCGGCCGTGAGCGTGCGGCGCGACGAGGCGCGGCCCGTCCCCGCGGCGCGGCTCGAGGTTCCGGTGCCGCCCAAGGCCGATCGCCTGCCGCTGCCGGCGATCGCTGCCCCTGAGCCGCCGGCACCCGCGGTCGAGCCGCTGCCTTTCCTGAGAGCGCAGCTCGAGCCGCCCAAGCCGCACTCAGATCCGGTCTGCGGGGCGCGCGGGCGCACCTGGTACACGAAGGACAACGGCTGGAGGGCCTGGAAATGCAATCGATGACGACTGAGCAAGAGAAAACGCCGCGCGCCCGTGACCCGCTCGCGCTCGCCGGCGTCACCGTCCAGGCCGTCGACCAGATCGGCGAGTCTGCCGCGGTCGAGATCGAGGAGGCGGCGGCGGCTGTCCAGGATGGCGCGGCCGCGATCGCCTTGAAGCTGCGCAAGCTCGCCGCTGCCGTGCGCGAGCACAGCAAGATCGCCGGCGAGCAGGTGGCCGAGTTCGTGGCCCGCTCGACCAGCGTCATCGAGACGATCCGCGCCCTGCAGGAGCGCCTCGACGGTACGGGCAGCAAGAGCAACGGGCACGGCGATGATGTGTAACCAGGAGGGGAAATGAGCAGCGAATACGACAGGGATTTGCTGGACGAACAGGCTGAGATAATTGCGGCATTGGAGGCTGAGGTCGGGCGGCTGCGGGCCGCGCTCCAGCCATTCGTGGACTACGCCCCGTGGCTGCCGTCAACCATGCCGGATGATTTCAGGATCACCTTTGGGGGGACCACACGGCAACTGACGATCGGAGATTGCCGCCGCGCTGCGCGCGCCCTCGATGAGAGCGCGAAGGAGAAGAACGCATACCCAACGGTCATCCCCCGCAGCAACAACAACGAGACTGGTAGTCCATAGCACCCGCATACGGCACGTCCTGATGCTGCCGAAGACAAGTCATTAGGGGCAACAACCGAACCATAGGATACCACAATGAGACGCCTACTTGCCACGACCGCCATCCTGGCGGCACTCACCCTGCCGGCCGCGGCCATCAATCTCGACTGGAATTTCCAGGACCACCTCGGCCTACTGGGCAACACGCAGACCTTCACCTCTAACGGGTTCAGCCTGTCCGCGCGGGGGTTCACCTCCACTGATGCCGGGACTGCCCTGTTCGGCAAGAACGGCGGCGGCGACGAAAACGGCCTCGGCCTCCACAACGATGCATCCGGCGACAACGAGATCACCGGCGGCAACTTCATCCAGCTCAATCTGGACGGTTTGCTGGGCCAAGTTGGCTCCTTCACGTTCAACATGGGCTCGACCACCCAGAACGAGGGCTGGCAGGTGTTCGGCTCGAACGACGCCCATCCGTTCCAGTTCACCCTGCTCGCTTCCTCGACCGACCCCGGTGGCCAGGAAGGCTTCCACACTCTGGCCGGCGGCTGGGACAACTACAACTTCTTCTACAGCGGCCTGGGCGTCGGCCAGTGCGGCTCGGGCTGCAACGCCAACGTCCTGCTGGCCAACCTCGATGCCGTGGCCACCACCCCGCTGCCGGCCTCGCTGCCGTTCTTTGGCGCCGGCCTGGTGGGTCTCATGGCCCTGGTGCGCAAGCGCCGCTCCAATCGGCTTGCCTAACGTGGGCGAATACGACATCGGCTGGGCCGTCAGGGCGATGCAGGCCGGCGACAAGGTCTGTCGCTCAGGCTGGAACGGCAAAAACATGTGGCTGGCGCTGCAAGTCCCTCACGCCAACAGCAAGATGACGCTGCCCTACGTCTACATGAAGACGGCACCGGGACCGCTGGTCCCGTGGCTTTGCTCGCAAAGCGATCTCCTGGCAACTGACTGGGAGATCGCAAAGTAGTCCTCCCGCCCTGTCCACAACTAGGCAAGAGGACCGGCCCACCGGGATGCCACCCCAAAGTCGCTCCCCCGGTGGGCCACCTTTTCTTCACAGCGAGGCCAAGCATGAGCACGGCAGACGAAATCGCCGAAGTCCCGATCGAGAAGCTGCGGGACGCCATGAACGACGTGTCCATACAGCTCGAGGAGCTGCGCGAGCGCATGGCGGCCGTCATCAACGAGCTCGCCGAGGACATAGCCGAGATGGCCGGCCGCTTGCAGAACCCGCAGGGTGCGGACCTGGCGGACGCCGTCGAGGCGCTCCTCGACGAGGCCGTCCTCATGCCCGGCACCAAGCGGCCGAGCCTCCCGGACACCCCCGGCGCCCGCAAGGCGCTCCTCGCCCTCTACGACGCCGTGGGACGCGACAAACCGGATTGACCCCATCGAGGGAGGCAAAAATGTCACGCGCATGGATGCCGATGTATTGGGGCGACTACCTTCGCGACACGCGCGACCTGACCGCCGAGGAGCACGGGGCCTACCTGATGCTTATTGCCCACTACTGGAACCGGGGGCCACTGCCCGACGACCAGGAGGCCCTCTGCCGGGTGTCGCGCGTCGGACCAAAACGCTGGCCGAGGGTGTGGAAAACCATCAGCCGGTTCTTCGATCTGAAGCCACTTTTGGCCGACCAGATAATGAATGGTTCGGAAGCAAATGCTGAGCAAATGCTTAGCAAATGCTGGCATCACAAGCGCATTGATGCGGAGATAGAAAAGGCCGAAATCATCAAAGCCAAGAGGCAGATAGCGGGAATGAAGGGAGGATTGTCCAACCGGGGGAGAACCAATGACGAAAGAATATTGCGGAAAGCAAATGCTAAGCAAACGGTCAACCATCCACAAAGTAAGAAGATAGATTCTTTCTTTACTGAACCGCGCGCGCGAGCAGAAACGCTGCCAGAAAGCGGACTTCCGAGGAAGGAAGCAAGGCAAGCAAACGGCCTGGGCGACGGGCGCAGCCTCGACCAGATCGTCCGCGACAAAGGCTGGACTGCCGAAGATCAACCCATCACGTCGAAGCTGCTCGCATGAAGCCGCTCGCCATCGACCTCTTCTGCGGCCTTGGCGGCTGGACCGAGGCGCTCCTGGCCGAGGGGTACCGCGTAGTGGGTTTCGACATCGAGCGGCACGACTACGGCGCGCACCGCTACCCGGCCCAGCTCGTGCTCCAGGACGTGCTGACGCTGCACGGCTCGCAATTCAAGGACGCCGCCCTGATCGTCGCCAGTCCCCCCTGCCAAGCCTACAGCTACCGCGCCATGCCGTGGAAGCGTGCCAAGGCGCTGCCACCGCCGGACAACAGCCTGTTCGAGGCGTGCTTTCGCATCCAGCGCGAGGCATCGGAAGCCGCCGGCCACAAGGTGCCGCTCATCGTCGAGAACGTGCGCGGCGCGCAGAAATGGGTCGGGCGCGCGCGCTGGAACTTCGGCTCGTTCTACCTGTGGGGCGACGTGCCGGCCCTGATGCCGATGACGGCGAAATGGAAAAATCCCGGCATGAACTTCAATCGCTACGGCAAGACAGGGGAGCCATCGACGGCTGATTGGACGCGCCAAAGCATCAAAAACAATGGCGGCTCGTGGTTCGCCATCGCCCACAACACGACCAGCGGCAAGGGGCAGAACCCGGATGGGCGGAAAGGCGTGCCGCACCGGACCAACGGGCATTGGACCAATCCAGACGAGCATGAAAATGGCGTCAAGCATCCTGAGTCGGGCCATGCTTGGTATCGCACAGGTCATGGGCGGCTGCCTTCCGCTTCGCCGCGCCGCAAGTTCGCCTCGGCCATGATCGCCAAGATACCGGAACCGCTCGCACGCCATATCGCGCGGACATTCCTAGCCGTCGACTACCCGTCGAATAGGTAAATACCACTGTCGAAGGTGCCCGAATTTCATGTCCAGAGCCGGCCGAAAACGCACCCAACGCGGATATTTGTCCAAGGAAGTCAAGGACATCAGCGGCCGTCTCGCAACCAGCGAGCAGCCGCACCGGCGGACGCTTCCGGCCAGCCTGCGGCTCTCCGAGAAGGCCGCAACGCCGCTCGGCCGGGCCAATCTGACGGGCAAGATCACCGACGAGCAGCACGAGGCTGGGCAGCGCTTCCAGGTGACGGTGGGCGAGTATCGGGCCTCGATCGGGGCGCCTGGCAATGGCGCGCACGGCAGCGGCTACGGGTGCGCGCCGCGGTGGGACGGCGAGCGGATGGTCTGCCTGGCGGCTGCTTGCGAGTGCCGGCGGCGCTGGGAGGCGTTTGACGGTGCCACGCGCGCGCTGTGGGGCGCAGGCGCCGCGGCATCGACCATGGTGCGCTGGGTGGCGGTGCTGGGCGAGGAGCCGGGCGCGATGGTAGACTGGCTGCGGGCCGGGCTTGAGGCGCTGGTGGGCTTCTACGGGCTCGATCGGAGGCGTGCTTGACGAACCGCGAAAACGGGTATCCTCTATGAAATATACAATCTTTGTGTTGCGCCCTGTCAGCACAGACGGGCGGTTTGCCCTCACCCACCCATCCCTCAGCCCACTGAACCGCCCGTTTCCTTTCCCGGCCGGCAGCACGCCGCCGGACCTAGGGTGTGGCCGCTTTAGCGGACGGCCGCATTCCCTCAGGTTGTCAAGCGAACAAACGACAAACCGGAATTGTTGGCCAGATTTATTTTCTGAGAACAAACGAGCATGGATGGCTTCACGATGTCAGTAGGGCACCTGAAGCATGAGGCGAAAACGACCGAAGAGCTGTACCTCATACTCGGCGAGGCCGACACCTCGAAGCACTACGCCAAGCCGGTCAAGCTCGATACCAGCCACGACATCCCGTATGCGGGCGGCGTGTCGGTCGACAGTCGCATGGTCTACATCGATCGCCGGCTGTTTGCCGATGTGAAGGCCGGCAAGGTCTATGTCCGCGGCATGGGCTGGATGCAGCTCATCAACTGCTTCATCGAGCACGAGCACACCGAGAAGTCGGTCGACGACGGCGACAACCCGGTGGACGTCTACCAGGCGGCGCACGGCATGGCGACCGCCAAGGAATACGAGGCGGCCGAGGCGATCCTCGGCAAGGGCAAAGCCGACCGTTACGAGGAGGCGATCAAGCCGGCGCTGGCCGCGTGCGCCAAGCGCGATCCGGTCAAGGTGCCGAAAGACTTGTGGTGTGGACCGTATTTGGATGAGCCCACCATGCGCGACAAGGAGCTGTTGCGGATACTGCGCGCCAAGGGCGTCGCGGACGCCTTCAAGCTGGCGAAGTCCGATCCGACCGTGATGTACCGCATGGCTGGGCGCAAATGCGAGGACTGCGCCATGTACGAGCACCCCGGCAAGGATCTCTCGACGTGCGAGCTGGTCTGCGGGCTGGTGCGGAATAACCGCCAATGTGAGCGGTGGGTTTCACGTGAAACCAAGGACAGGCGCTGATGCCGAGCGTATCGCAATCCCAGTCACGCCTCATGGCGGCCGCGGCGCACACGCCCGGCGGCTATGGCGGCGTGCCGCAGTCGGTCGGCAAGGACTTCAACGCAGCCGACACCGGCAAGAAGCGCTCGGCGCTGCCGGTGCGCGTCAAGAAGCTCAAGAAGCGCGGCCTGATCTCGGATCGGGCGCTGGACAAGGCAAGGAAGTCGAAATGAACGGCTTGCTGCCGCTGAAGGTCGTGGGCCGGCCGCCTCGTCACAAAGGGGAGCGCCTCAGCAAGAACCGGACGTTTCGCGTGCGCGGTGGTTTGGATGAACAACTGCGGGCCGCGGCTGATGCATCCGGCCGTTCTGTAAGCGAGGAAATTGAATATCGTCTGCAGGAATCATTCCGTTTGGATAAGGCAAGGAGCCGGACATGAGCAAGAAGCAGGACAAGTACGAGGACAAGTACGCCGAGCACGAGGACGCGCCGCTGGCCGAGCACGCGCCACTTGCGGAGGGTGACCTCACCCCGGCGCAGAACGCCGAACTCGGCGAGAAGGCCAAGCCGTGGATGGAGCGGTTCAAGGCGGCGGTTGACGATGTTGCCGCCCGTCACGCACAGGGCACGGCGCCGGCACCGGCCGTGGTGGCCGAGTTGCGGGCGCTCTACGGCGAGATGGCCGACCAGGCCACGCCCCCCGAGCCGGCACCCCAGGCATAGGAGGCGATCGTGGCGAAGGACAAGAAATGCCATAGCTGCGGGGGTAAGTATGACTTTGGCTATGGGGCCAATGGCGGCGAGCCCGTGCCATGGTGCTGGGAATGTTTCCAGCGTGATTGCCCGGAGAAAATGAATTTTGTGCTTGAGGCACGGGAAGCGGCGCAAAAGGCTCTTGATCTTAGAAATGCGCAATAGGAGGCGATGATGGCGGAATCGATGAATGCACTGGCGCGCCGTGGCCTGGTGTCGAGCAACGCGGTCCTGCGCGCCACCAAGGTGCAGAAGTCCAAGATGGCGCCGTTCCATGGCCGCCAGAAGGACGAGGGCGAGGCGCACGGCCTCGGCCACGCCATTGCCAGGGTCAATGAGATCAATGCCAAGGCCACGCAGGCCGACCGCGCCAAGTCCGCGCCGAGCACCAAGGGCCGCGCCAGCGCACCGCAGGGCGGCCACGTCGGGGCGAGCCAGACACCGACGCGCTATCAGATCGACAAGTTCCCGCGCGGCCAGGCCAAGACGTTTCCGGCCGGCGGGAAGGTGAGCGCCAAGGGCAAGAAGAGCGTCGGCGTCAAGGGCCCGGCGCCCAAGCGCACCGGCGGCCCGGCCGGCAGCGGCAGGAATTACTACGGCGGCAGCAACCGCAACCCACCCGAAGGCGGGTAAAACGTGGACGCTAGTCTTGCGACGAGGCTGAAGTTTTGCATGAAAAATGAGGGAATTGAAAGAATTGAAGACTTTGCAGGAAAAACTAGACGGGAGCTTCTTGCGATCCCTCATTTTGGAGAGAAATGCCTGCAATTGGTTGAGAAGGAATTAAAGATGCGCGGGCTTTCGCTCAAGGAGGAGGCCGCGACATCGATCGGTGGAGAGATGACGGAGGTAGATGAGCCATGGCCAACGCGCTGCGACGGGCTGATCGTGTGAAGGTCGAGACGATCGGCGGCGAGCAGTTCACGGACGCCGCCGAGACGGTCAATGACGTGCCGACCACGCTCTCGGTCGACCCGCAGGCCGACAAGCTCGCCAAGGTCAAGGCCATCCGGGCGCAGGCGCAGGCGTTCAAGGCATTGCTGCGGGAGTTCGGCTCGAGCCGATCGTTCTCGATCTCCCGGCAGCGGATAGAGGAGGCCGTCCACTGGGCGGTCGATGGGATCATCAATGAGCGGACCACTGAAAGACACCCGACGTGAGTTGCTTGCCCAGGCGCTGGCTTCCGGCAAGAGCATGGTGGAGGCCAATGAACTCGCCGGTTATGCGAAAGGTAAGCCCTGCACCGGCACGAACGGCCATCGCCTCGCGCACCATCCCGCGGTGAGAGCGCGCATCGACGAAATCCAGGCCACCGCCATGTCCCGCACGCTGAAGCTCCAGGCCATCGCCGCGGTGCGCTCCGCGACCACCGTAGCCTCGCTGATCGCCGAGGCCGAGGAGGCCCGTGTCCTGGCTATGAAGATCAATAATCCAGCCGCTGCCGTCGCCGCCATCAAGGAGAAGGGCATTCTCTCGGGCATGCGGATCGAGAAGAGCGAGCATCTGAACCGCAATGTTGAACAGCTCACCGACGACGAGCTTGCCGCCTATCTCACCGCAGACGGCAGCGCGCCAGATCCTGAAACGACGACGCATTAGGGCTTCGCTGGTCGCTTGGGCGCGCCATTGCGGCTATGAGCCGGCGCGCCACCACCGGCTGCTGATCGAGAAGCTGACGCAGGTTGCCAATGGCGAAATCGATCGTCTGGCTGTCTTTATGCCGCCCGGCTCGGCCAAGTCGACTTACGGCTCGATACTGTTTCCGCCGTGGTTCATGGCTCGTGCGCCTGGCCGCTCGATCATTGCGGCCTCGCACACCACCGAGCTGGCGCAGAAGTGGGGCCGCAAGGTCCGCAATCTGATCGCCGAGCATGGCCCGACGCTGGCGGCGGTTCTTTCGCAAGACAGCCAAGCAGCGGGACGCTGGGCGCTTGCGTCGGGTGGCGAATACTATGCGGCAGGCGTCGGAACAGGCATCACCGGCTTCCGTGCCGATGGAGCCATCATCGACGACCCGATCCGGTCGCGCGAGGACGCGGACTCCGAGACGGTGAGAGAGCGGACCTGGGAATGGTACAAGTCGGACCTGCTGACGCGGCTGCGCCCCGGCGGCTTTGTGGTGCTGATTCAGACCAGATGGCACGAAGACGACCTTGCCGGCCGGGTGCTCGAAGAGATGGCTAAAGGCAGCGGCGATCGCTGGAGCGTGCTCTCGCTGCCGGCCGAGGCCGAGGAGAACGATCCGCTGGGCCGGGCGCCCGGCGAATGGCTGTGGGATGACGCCTACGGCTATGCCAGGTTCCTGGCGCGGGAGAAGGCCACCCAGATCCCGCGCAACTGGTCGGCGCTCTACCAGCAGCGCCCGACGCCCGAGACGGGAGACTATTTCAAGGAGGAGTGGCTGCGGCCGTACAGCAAGGCGCCGGCGCGCGCCACGCTCAACGTCTACGGGGCTTCGGACTACGCGGTCACGAGCGACGGCGGCGACTATACGGTGCATGTGATCGTGGGCGTCGATCCGGAAGGCAAGATGTGGCTGCTCGACCTGTGGCGCAAGCAGGCGTCCTCGGATGTCTGGGTCGAGGGCGTCTGCGACCTCGTCCTGGAATGGAAGCCGTGGCTGTGGGCCGAGGAGCAGGGCCAGATCAAGTCCGGCATCGGGCCGTTCCTCGACCAACGGCTGATCGAGCGCAAGGCCTGGATCGGGCGCGAGCAGTTTCCGACCCGCGGCGACAAGGCGGTGCGAGCGCAGTCCATCCGCGGCCGCATGGCGCTGCAGGGGCTGCACGTTCCGACCGCGGCGCCGTGGTATGCGGCATTCCGTTCCGAGCTGTTGAGCTTCCCGGCCGGCAAGCACGATGACCAGGTGGACGCGCTGGGGCTCTTGGGACAGCTCCTCGACCAGGTATCGAGCGGGCGCAAGCCCAAGGTGCCGGTCGTCGAGGAGGAAACCGGCTACAAGCCGTTCGAGAACGAGCCCGTCAACGACAGCTTCCTGGCAATGTAGAGGTGCCACGTATGCAGTATGACATCGACGTGTCGGCGAATGCCCTCTGCGTCATCCTTGAGGAATGCGTTGGCGTTGTGCTCAAGGCTGATGGTGATCGGGATTACATGAACCCAAGCAATCTGTCATGTCAGCAAACACAAGCGATAGCGGACTACATGCGGCTGGCCATCAAGATGCTTGACGCGAGGTAACCATGGCATTCGGCGGCCTCCCGGCACGATCGCAGAGCAACCCGGGCGATCAGCTCCCGAGGCGCAATATTCTCTCGGGCGTCGGCGTGCTCGGCGGGCGGCAATTCGGCGGCGATACCATGGGGCGCCGGGCGGCGCAGAATAATTCCGGCTTCAAGTCGCAGACCGGGACGGTCGGCAACTGGGGCACCGAGGCGCCCGACGAATACGACTTCTCGGGCGACGAGGACGGCTATTTTCCGGTCACGCGGCTCAGACAACAATACACGGACTATCTGGCAACGAAGGTGCTGGAATATGAAGAGCAGAAAGTCTCGCGCCACTACTATCACGGCGCGCACTGGACGGCCGAGGAAATCCGCATCCTACGGCAGCGCAAGCAGCCGATCATCACGTTCAACCGGATCAACCGAAAGGTTGACGGCATCACAGCGCTTGTGCAGCGACTTCGCCAAGACCCAAAGGCTTTTCCCCGATCGCCTAAGAATGCCGGGGGCGCCGAGCTCGCAACGCAATGCATCCGCGCCGCGCTCGATGGGATGGATTTCAAATACCTCGACTTCGAGTGCACCAAGCAGGCCGCGATCGACGGCATCGGCGGAATCGAGCTCAAGCTGATCGAAGGCGACCATGGCGATCCGGATATTGGCGGTGATTTTATTTTCGGCGATGATTTTTTCTACGATCCTCGTTCTTACAAGCCTGATTTTAGTGACGCCCGTTATATGGGCATTGCTAAATGGCTGGACGTGGAGGCGGCGATTGAGCTTTTCCCTGATAAAGAGGATGAGCTGCGGACCCTTATGGTGGATACCGGCTTCGACCTTACGACGCATTCCGATCGTGAGTTCAAATGGGTCTACGTCAACGAACAAAGACTTCGACTGATCGAGCACTGGTACAAGCACAAAGGCAAATGGTACTGGGCATTCTATTGCAGCTTCATTCTGCTGGATCAGGGCGTGTCGCCGTTCCTCGACGAGCGCAACCGCCCGATGAACCGGTATGTCATGTTCTCGGCCGCGGTCGACCACGATGGAGACAGATATGGTTTCGTCCGCAACCTCAAAGGTCCGCAAGACGAAGTCAACCAGCGACGGTCCAAGGCGCTCTTTATCTCGAACGTTACGCGCACTTTCGCGCAGAAAGGCTCGGTTGACGATGTGGAAACAGCTCGCCGCGAAAGCTCGCGCCCAGACGGATGGGTAGAATACAACAAGGGCTTCGAGAAGCCGATGCCGGACGACCGGCAGGCCGACCTGGCGGCGCAACTGCAACTCATGCAGACAGCGACGAGCGAAATCGATGGATTCGCCAACATACGACCCGACGCCATCGGAGCGGATGACAGCACGTTTCATTCAGGGGTGGCGATTAACTATCTTCAAAAGGCCGGGATCGCCGAACTCGGTTCGTTCATACTGGCATATCGAGCGTGGAAACTGCGTGTTTATCGTACCGTGTGGAATATCGTCAAACGCACCTGGAACCAGGAGCGGTTCATCCGGGTCGGCACCGACGACACCCAGAAGCTGATCCAGATCAACGGTTTCGGCAAAGACCAGTTCGGCCGTCCCGGCTTCATCAACGCGATCGGCGACATCGAGGTCGAGATCGTGCTCGACGAGGGGCCGGACAACGCCAACCTGATGCAGGACGCCTACGAAGTGCTGGCGCAGCAGCCGCCGGGGACCATTCCGCCGCAAGTCCTGATCCAGATGATGCCGATCGCGGACAGCATCAAGAAGCAGCTCGTGCAGATGATGAGCCAGCAAGACCCGATGGCGCAGCAGGCCAAGCAATTGACCAACCAGCGGCTCGGCGCCGAGGTGGACGAGAAGAAGGCCGGCACGATCCATCGCTATGCGCAGGCCGCCAAGGCGGCGAGCGAGGCGCACACCAACGTCACGGCGCTGGTGCATCAGGCCATGGGCATCACGCAGGCGGGCGTGCTGGATGCCAACACGCCTGACCAGCCGGGGCAGGGTGGCCAACAGCCGCCATCCGGACTGCCGCCGCCAGTACAGCAACCTCAACCCGCTCGCGTCCAGCCGTTCGCCCGGCCAGCTCTGCCACGGCGTTTCGCACCAACCCCAATGCGGCGTCCAGCTTAAAGAGGTTCCCCATGCTCAGATTGCTTCTCGCCGCGCTGGCAACAGCGTGGGGCTTCAGCGCGTTTGCGCAGTCGGCGCCGCTCAAATACGACAGCGCCGCCTCCACCAATTCGACACTCGTGGTTTCCGGCTCCGTGCAGCTTCGCGTGCTCGGCCTGTTCAATACGACGGCCGCGATCTATTGGCTGAAGCTTTACGATCTCGCGGTGGCGCCGACCTGCGGCACCTCGGTCGTGAAGTGGAAGGTGCCGATCCCGTTCGGGGCCGCGAATGCCGGCGGCGGCGCCGTCATGCCGATCTCCGATGGCTTGGCGTTCGCCAATGGGCTGGGCTTCTGCCTCACCGGACTGCAGGCCGACAACGACACCACGGTGGCGGCGACCGGCTTGGCGCTCAATTTCGGCATCAAGCAGTGAGAGGGCTCCTAACGGCGCTTCTTATCTGCCTGGCATCGTCGGCGCCGGCGCAATTGCTGACTACGGAATACGGCGCCGGGAGCTTTGCCAGCGGCGTGTTCATTGCGCTGTCCAATACCTCGATCCTGGAAATGTCGTCCAACGGCACCACGCTCGGCACCGCAAGCGTCGCCGGCGGTACGTTTTCGGGAACTCCGGCCTGGAGCTTGGTCGACGCGCTCGGGGTTTTTCAGATCAACTCGGTGACCGGCATCGTGACCGTGCTCAGTAACGTGAACCTGGTGTTTGCGACCCATCCGACCATCCCGATCACCATCTCGGTGACCGGAACGGTGCCAACGGTTCCTTCGCGGATCGTCAGCATCACCGTGTTGCCGATCGGCTGCACGGGTGCAGTCGATCTTTCCAAAGGTTGCCCAATGGCCCAGCTTGGAGGTGTGCCATGAACAAATGGCATCTACGTTTTCTAAGGCTGGCCTATTTCGGCCTTGCCGCCATCCTGCCGATCTACGCCCTGGCCGATTACAATGGCACGCAAGGCGCGGGCATAATCTTTCGCGCTTTTGATTCCACCCATGGCGGCACTTCTGCTTGCGCTGCTGCCACCACTCAATGCGCAGCCGTCGGCTTGATCAATTCCGCCGGCGCCGAGATCGGCACCGCCGGCACCCCGGTTCGCGTCGATCCGACCGGCACCACACCTCAACCCATCTCGGCTGCCGCGCTTCCTCTCCCTGCTGGCGCTGCCACCTCGGCCCTGCAAGGCACCAACACTGCCACCACCGCCCACACCTGCTCGACCGCGGGCTTCTCCGAGCTGGGCTGCCTCGGCCAGATCAACGACAGCATAAATCTGCCAATTCCTGCTGGCACCGCCCACATCGGCACCGTTGGCACCGCGCCGTATCCCGACACGGCCGTTCCCTACACCTCATCCACTACCGGCACCACCACGGCCATAACCGCCACCCTCGCTGGCGCAGCCTCCGTCACCACCTACATTTGCGGCTTCTCCGTTCGCGCCAATGCCACCGCCGCCCAAACCAACAACATCGTCGTTTCCGGCACCGTCTCAGGCTCGCTCAACTTCACGCAATGGACCGCTCCTCTCGCCACCGGCCTCGGCGTTTCCGAGCAAATCTTCTCTCCCTGCATCCCGGCCAGCGCCGCCAACACCAGCATCGTCGTCACTACCGGCGCTGCCGGCGCCAGCGGCACCATCTCCGTCGCCGCCTGGGGCTACAAGCTATGAAGCCTCCCGTCTGGTGGACCCTTTGGTGGTTCGGCATTCTCGTCTGCCTAACCCCTGCGCTGGCCTATTGGCAGACGCGTGACACGACCTACAACGTCAGCATCAGTGCTGGCGGCGGAGGCTCCTGCGCCCAGTCCACCGCCTACTTCGCCGCCACCTCGCTCGATGCCACCCACAAGACCGCTATCGACACCCTGATCTGCGGTCGCGTTTCCAGCGGTGTCTTCGCCAAGCTCGATGTCTGGAACATGCTGGCCACCACCAACGCCGCAGACGCCTTGGTCAACATGGCGCAGCCGGGGACGTTCAATACTACGATTATCAGCACGCCAACATTCACTTCCAATGCCGGCTATGCCGGTGTCGACGCCAGCACCTCCATCGCCCTCGATACCCACTTCAACCCATCCTCTTCCATGGGCGCTTGTGATAGGGGTGGGGGACTTCACCCCTGCTACATTCAAGACAGCGCCCATCTCTCTATCTGGAGCAACACAAATCACAATCCAGCAGCCAACGCTATCGACATCGGGATGGACGATAGCGGTGCTGCCAACAACAGTTTCATCGCCGCGACGCTAACAAGCGGCACCTCTGCTGATTTCATTGTAAACTCAAACGGTTTTAGCGGAGGTTCTCCTATAAGTGACTCGCTCGGTCATTACGTAGCAGTTCGCACTTCCTCGACCAATTTGAACCCATACAAGAACGCCACAAATCTAGGCGCTCTTGTCCAGAACGACGCCACCGTTGCCAACGGAAACATCTACGTCCTTGCCCTTGGCATCTCCACTGGTGGCGTTATGACACTTCAATCCGGCTCCTCTCGTCAGATTATGACCTTCTCTATCGGTGGGGCACTGTCCGGCGCGGACGTGACCGACCTCTGCCACGCAACCAATGTCTACCTTACCACCATCGCAGGACTATCAGCAGGAACATGCTGATGCGGATAGCAACCCTGCTCCTTTCGCTTCTTCTAGCCGCTCCCGCCGACGCCTGGCCCCGCCATGGCGCTTCTGCTGGCGGCGGCGCCCTCGCCCCCGGCCTCGTCCTCGGCACCTATGGCGCCACTGGCGCAGCAGGCTGGACCCGCATCGGCCCGAGCAACGGAATGCAGGCCAGTGGGGCAACCACCAACGTCATCTTCGTCTCCGACTTCCTGGGCAACGACAACCGCGACGGCTCGACCCCTACTTTCGTTGATGATGGCGTGACCGAGCAATTCAACATCACCACCGGCAGCGCCACCGCCACCGCAGTCTACAAGGACCTTGTCAGCGGGCAGTCCTGCACAGTTGCTGTGACGATCGCCAGCAAGACTTTTATGCAATGTGGAAGCCGAACCGGGACCCCTAGTGCGAGCGGAACCTTGACCAAGCAATCCGGGACCGGAGACGCCACGCTCACCTACAGCGCGGTCACCCTCGGCATCCACGGCCCGGTCAAAACCCTAATCAAGGGATTCAGCGGCAGCGGCCCTGAAGCCCCCGCTAGCCTCGATAACGTCCTAGCGAACCAAGGCGACGGCACCGGGCTTGGTACCATCGGCAACTGGCGAACGGCTGGCGGCGTCGGCTCTGCCTTCGCGTTGCGCGACGGTAAGCCCGATTGGCTCCTGCTGCGTATGGGAGACACCTGGGTTGGGCAGGCGATAGAGGCGGCCTGGACCTCTGGTGGCGGATCGGACAACTTCCAAAAGAGTGGTTTTTCTGAACAAGAGCCCATGGTCATCTCAGCCTACGACGAGAACTTCCCCGTTGCTACCAACGGCCCGAATGTTGGCGCTCGCGCACGACCAATAATCTTAACCCCATCTGCAAACGACACTTATGCCTTTGCCCAGCCAGCCGGGACCATACACCAGTTTTCCGGCCGACCAGGAATGAACCTCACAGCCGGTCGCGGCAACTACGTCGCTGTCATGGGGCTGTACTTCTACTCCGCGCAGCGAGACCCCAACAACACTCTTGGTGCCTATTATGTCGGCGCAGGCAACATAGACAACAACAGCAACATCGCCGTCGATCACCGCGGCGGCTTCACAGGCTCCCTGATCGAGGACACCCGCGCCAGTTGGTACACCAATGGCTTCACCTACGAAAACGCTTCCGGTTCGTCGCTCACTCCATCGAATTTTGACGTAACCGTCCGCCGCAGCCAGGTTGACCACTGCTATTCCACCGGCTCTGGACATCACAGCGGAATCATCGTTGACAGCGCTGGTTCCGTAGGTGGAGGCAGTGGCGGGGCCATGTCCACAGGGGTTATTATTGATGAAAACGTAATGGATCAATGCGGGTGGTCAAACAACATCTTTACTGGCGGGGACAGTTTCAGCCGCAATGCCTACCTCCAGTGGGACGCGGTTGCTGGTAGTCGACGTGGAAACACCAGCACCAGGAGTGCATCGGAAAGTATGCAGTTCAGGGCTGGCGGGACCATCGATAACAACTTTTTCTACAATGGCAGCTACGGCTCCGATGTCGGACACCAGGAAGGCGACCCGACACTGACCAGCAGCACGGTCTACACAAACAACGTGGTCATGGCTCCTGTGAACCCCATTGGTGTCGCGCCGGTCGGAGTCAACTTCTACAACTCCAGCAACGTAACCGCCTCCGGCAACATCGTCGCCAATCAAGACAGCAGCGTCGGCGCACCTGGGACGACTGTATATGTCCAGACCGATCCAAACAAAGGCAATGCCTATTACTTAAACCTAACGAATGCAGGAACCGGCGGCACGCCCGGCAACTACGCCATTGCCACTTGGAGTACTACAGGCGGAAGCTTTGGGTGTACCGGCTATCCCACGAATTTCACCGGGGGAACAGGGACCACCGGTGGCATGGGCGTCTACAACATGGTCATCAACGGCGGCGGGACGATCACTCCCGACCCGCTCGTTGGAGGATTGAATTTTCTCGAGCCCAGCGTCGGCGGGACGTTCTCGGCCGGAGATGCTCTAACCCCGGTCGCAAACTACCCAAGTATCAACACCACCGGCACCTCGCTCACCGCTGTCGGAACAGGCGGCACGCTGGGGGACTACGGGACAGCCTTCGGCCATTGCCCGCGTGATGTCTCAAACCCAAACGCTGGGGACACCCAGGTCGGCGTTCCCCTTGTTAATTTCAGCGGGAGTATGGCTGGCTCGGGAGCGGCAGCCACTTTCTCCACGAACACATTCACCGGCATCACGCGGGCACTTAATGGTGGAACAGGAACTTATTGGGCCACTGGCCTGACCACCAACACCAACAACATAGGGCAAGGCGCACCATTTGGCGTCGGTGGCGTCGGTGGCGTTGGCTCTTTGAAGTTCACCGTCACCGGCGCAACCCCATCCGCCTACAACGGCACCTGGACAGCTCTTACCTCCAACCAGTTTGGGTTGATTTGGGACACCGGCCTCGCCGCCGACCCTGGCCCTGTCACCGTCCCCGGCAACGTAACCGCCTACGCCATCGTCGCAACCGGCAAGGGCTACGTCGCTGGTGATGTGGAGACGATCGCCTCGACCGACATCGGTGGCCAAACCGGCGTTCGCATCACGGTCGGCACCGTAGCGCACCTGAGCGGTTGGACCGTATCTGTCCGCACCCTCGAAACCCAAGGCGTCCAAGGACTGACGTGGACTGGCAATATCGTCTTCAACTGGGCTGGTCAAAATCCTCCCAACCTCAGTGATTGTGGTGGACCGAATAGCACTAACGCAGGCTGTGGCGGGAACATTCCTGCAGGAGGTGGGGTAGCCAACACCTTCACCGGCAACAGCAACTGTGCAGGATCGCAATTCACCGGGGTGATCACGGGGACGAATACTCTTACGACAAGCGCCCTCGTCAATGGCCCAATTGCCATCGGCCAGAACCTCGCTGGCCCTGGTGTCATGGCCAATACCACCATCACTGGCGGCTCTGGTACGAGTTGGACCGTCTCGCCGAACCAAACCGCTCCCAGCGCGACAATGTACGGCTACACCTGCACCCCGACCAAGGTCTACGCCCATCCAGAGCGTACCGCTGCCACTTACGCTGGCTCTCTCGGGATCACCCCCGCGACCCTCGACGGCTATCTCTACGGCGACGGCAGCCACCCCGGCGCGATGAACAACGCGAAGTGGAATTGGAACCCTGCCTACACCGCCAACAACGGCCTCAACCCCTACATCCGTCTCGGCTTTCAGTGACCTACAACGCGCAATTCGCCCACATGGCCGCGCTCGATAGCTGGCCGAAGCGCTGGCGCGAACTCGCCTACGAATACGGCTTCAAGATCGTCAAGGAAATGCGCGACGAGGGCGGCGGCTACCACGCCGTCAAGACCGACCTGGAAACATGGCGCGAGCGCCGCCAGGACGAACTGTTGAGGAATTAAAGCAATGGCACCGAGAACACAGCGGGGGACTAGTCCCCCAGCGGCGCAGGATGTGGATGACGAAAGCCTTCTGGTCGCCGCCATGGCCAATACCGAGAGCGAAATCTTCACCGAAGCGATGGGCGACGACGAGGACGAAAACGACGGCGATACCTCGCTCGAGCAGATGGAAGATCCGGTCGGCGACGACGAGGAGGACGCCGGCGAGGAGGAGGGTGACGAGGAAGGCCAGGAGGAAGCCGGCGACGAGGCAGAACCGCCGCGGGAGGCTGTCCGCGAGCCTCCCCCGCAGGACCGCTGGGCCCCCGGCTACCGCCTGCCGCCAGTTGATCCTTCCGCCCAGCGCATTTCCGAGCTCGAGGCCCGGCTGGCACGCATGGAAGCGCCCCGGCAAGAACAGCAGGCGCCTCCCCCACCGCAGGAACTTCCCGACCCCGTCCTCGACCCGACCGGCTTCCGCGAAGGCATGGCGGCGCAGATGCGGGCCGAATATCAGCAGGCCACCAGAACGGCCATCCTGGAGAACAACTTCAAGGCAACCGAGGCGGCCTATTCGCGTGAGAACCGAAGGGACGAGTTCACGCTGGCAGCAAGCCAGTTGAACGAGCTCTCGTTTCGCGCCAGGACGGACCCGAATGCCGCGGCTACGGTACGCGGTATCGTGAATGCACCCGATCCCGGCTACGCGCTGATGCAATGGGCCGAGGATACCCTCGACCTCGAGAACTTCCGCCAGGAACAGGCGGAACGCAACCGCGAGCAGGCAGCACGCCTGCTCGGTGTAGACCCGGCAGACCTTGAAGGCATTGCCCCGCAACAAGCGCAGCGGCGACCATCAGAGAGCCAGCAACGCGGTCAACAGGACCGCGCGCCCGCACAACGCGGCAGGGGAACTCCCCGGCTTCCCTCATTGAACTCAGCAGGCGGCGTCGGACGCGAGGGCGGCAATAGCCGCAACCTCGACCCGCGCGGCTTCGACGGTTCCGAGGAAAGCATCTTCCGAGACGCATTCAACTAGCTACGCTTCGCGGCCCCCCAACAAGCCGCGCTCCGCTAAGAAGTCCGTAGCCAACCCCACCGACCTAGTCGGGGAAAGGGTCTGGCCATGGCCATCACTACCGTACAAGCCCAAAATAAACTCATCGTCTTTCGCAAGGAAGTCACCAGAGAATACATCCGGCAGAACCTGTTCTCCCCCTACGTGGGAACGGAACTCACCGCAATCATCCGCGTCATCAATGACCTAAAAAAAGGCGGCGAACAGATCAATATCCCGCTGGTCGCAAGGCTCAAAGCCAACGCGATCTCGACCGGGACGCTCGTCGGCAACGAAGAGAACATCGACAATTTCGGCGATCGGATGTGGATCGACTGGGCGAGAAACGCCGTCCGCATCCCGAAGTCCGAAGAGCAGAAGTCGAGCATCGACCTGTTCGGCCAGGCGCGTCCGCTGCTCGAAGACTGGGGCAAGGAGCTCCAGCGCAACGAGATTGTCGACACGTTCAACACGATCCCGATCCAGAACACGCAGCCGGCCGCTCTCGGCTCGGCCGGCGGCCAGCGCGTCAACGGCGCGTTCTTCGACGCGGCTACCGCAGGACAACGCAACACATTCACCACCGACAACGCCGATCGCATCCTGTTCGGTGGCAGCCAAGGCAACCTGTCGCCCGGCAACTGGGCAACCTCGGCCGCCAATGTCACGTCCGGCATGACCTTCAGCGCGGCTGCCGCCAACAAGATGAAGCGCCTGGCCAAGAAGGCCAATCCGCGCATCCGGCCCTACAAGCTGAAAAACGGCCGGGAATATTTCGTGGTCTTCGTGGGGTCGAATTGCTTCCGCGACATACAGCTCGACACCACGATCATCAACGCCAATACCCAGGCGCGGCCGCGTGAAGGCGACGGGCTCGACAAGAACCCGCTCTTCCAAGACGGCGATCTGCTCTACAACGGCATGATCTTCCGCGAGATCCCCGAGCTGGATATCCGGCTGCCCACGACCTACACCACCGCAGGCGCCGGCGGCATCCAGATCGCGCCCGTGTTCATGTGCGGACAATCCGCCATGGCCTGGGCGTGGGGCAGAATGCCTCGCCCGACGTTCCTCAAAGAGGACGACTACCAGTTCTTCCGCGGCGTCGGCGTGGAGATGGCCTACGGCCTCAAGACCATCGCCAAAGCGAACCCGGCCGGAAACTACAAGAGCTGGGGCATCTTCTACGGGTATTTTGCTTCGGCGAATGACACATAAGAGCCGCAGCTGCCCTCGCGGTTCTATCGGCCCGGCGCTGCTGCTCGTCACCGGCTTAGCCGGCGAGGAGACGGCAGCGTCGGTTCCGTCCCTCAACCCAACTTGAAAAGGCAATCCCCATGAAGAATCTCATCTCGCGGGTGAGCGGCGGATTTCTTGCCGGCCTCGCCATTGCGTTGTTTCTCGTCGGCTCCGGGCTCTACGTCTCGGCGCAGAACATCATCCCCTCCAGGTCGTTCCCGACCCAGCAGCTCGCCTATACGCGGTTCACGGTCAACTTTAATAGTTGCGCCTATGTGACGCTGACCTGCTCGTTTCGGGTCGCCAATCTCCCGTACAACACCTATGTGCTGCGGGCTAATTCCCAGGTCACGACGGCCTGGAACGCCGGCACCTCGGCGGCGATCGCGCTCGGCACGGCGTCCGGCGGCGGTCAATTGGTCGCCTCGGCCGTCACCGGCCCCGGCACCGGCGGCGGCACGGCCTCGACCGTGGTCGCGGGCGCGATCGGCACCGCCGTCACCGGCAACGGCATCGCACAGACCGGCCTCAATGGCGGCTTCGACGTATGGGCCACCATCCTGGTCGTCGGCGCGCTCCCGACCACGGGACAGACCAACTACGTCATGGAATGGGCGCAGCCGAACGACGGCCAATGCACCCAGGTCGGGCTCGGTGCCACCGCGCCAGGCTGCTGATGGCAACGGGGCGGGCGCTCCCGCCCCTTCCTCATGAAAGGATAAATCCATGAGCCTAGCCAATAACGCGCTCCTCAATTCACTGTCGCTCGCTGGTACGGTGCTCGACGACAACCAGACCGCCGGCGGCGCCACCGGCGTGACCGTGCAAGCGGGCGCCACCTCGATCGTCGGCGAGGGCATCCGCGTGCTGCGCGGCGGCGCCGGCACCAGCGTCATTCTCAAGAGCGTGCTCTCGGGTGACGCCGGCCCCTTGGTATGGATCGTCAACGACGGGCCCAGCTCGATCAATGCCTTCCCGGCCGCGGGCGAGTTCAACAATGGCACCGTCAATCAGGTGTTGGCAGTACCGTCCGGTCAAGGCGCCATTTTCGTCAGGGTGCCGAATAATTTGGCCGGGTCCAGCAGCGGATGGCGTAGTGCTGTGATCCCGTAGCGATATAGAGGTGAGAAATGAACAGCACCGCAGAACTGACCCGCGCCAAGACCGCCGAACCGAAGTCGGAGCCGAAGGCCGAACTCAAGGTCACGTTACATCCCGGCCCCGAGGAAAAGGCGCAGCAGACCCTGAATGGCATCACTTTTTTCGCCAACAAGCCCGTCGTGATGTCCCGGAAAAACAAGCGGCATTACTTCGAGGACGACATGCCGCAACACCATGTCGCGGCCGACGGAACCCATACCACGCGCACCGTGAGGACACTCACCTTCATGCCCGATCGCCTGAAGGACAGTCCGTTTTTCGAGGTCGAAGGCTTCCCGCGATTCCACAAACCAATCGCGCACGGCCGCAAGCCGCAAACCGCGGAAGAATACCGATCCTGGGCGCAAGCCTGGTTCGCGGCGGCGGGAACCGATGGAAGTGACGAGCAGACCCCGCGGGAAATGATCAATCGCTGGGACGACGAGAAGTTGCTGCGCGAGCGGATCGGCGTCGGCGAGGAGGATATTGCGATGCTGCGGCCGTTCTTCGACATGAAGGTCGAGCAGATGAACAGCAACCTCGGCATCAAGCACGCCAGCAATGACGGCGGGGATGTGTGAACTTCAACATGACTTCAACATAATGAAAGGACAATCAGATGGCTAATACCAACCAAGCAGAACAAGACCGGCTCAATGATCCGGAACGGTACGCCTCCGAAGATCGCAAGGCATTTCTGCGCACGAGCGGCGCGCAAGTAACCGGTGACACGGGTATCTTCATTCAGGTGACCGGGAACCACCACAACAAGAGCAATCCGCACGACATCAATCAATTGTTGCGGGTGTTCGTGGACGATCTCAAGGCCAAGGGCCATAACGTCAAAACGGCTATCATGTTCCACGCGGACCATGAGGACATGCTGCATCCTTCCGGGACAACCCGATCCCCGAGGTAACCCATGGCTCCCTACGCCGGCCAGTACCGCACCCTCAACGATCTGATCTCCGAGGTGCTGGCGAAATTGGGCATTCTGTCGGCCGGCCAGCCCGTCGACCCCGAGGACTACAACTATGTTTTCTCGGCCTATGACGGCATCCTGCGCAAGCTCGCCGGATTGGAGATCGTCACGCTGTCGAGCTACGATACGACCTCCATCCCCGGCGCCTGGTTCATGGACCTGGCTTCGATCATCGCCGGCGAGGTGTGCTCGAAGTTCAGCTACACCGGGCAAGACCGCACCGAAATGATGAATGCCGGCCTCGGCGACGGCGTGACGGTCGAGGTCGGCGGCGGCGCTGCCGCGAAGTCGCTCAAGCAAATGACCAGGCTCAAGCCCACGCTCGAGCCGCTCAAGGTTACTTATTTCTGATGCCGAATACCCCGCACGTACCGATCCCATGGCCGTTGAGCTCGTTCCCTGGATCGAACCTGCATCCCGGCGACAACACGCAGGAGAGCGCGGGACGGGTCATCAATCGCTATGCCGAAGCCCTGGGCGAGGCGCAGCACCCGACCGGCCCCTCACCGCAGGTCTGGCGACGATCGCCCGGCCTCACGCGCCACGCGGTAACCTCGCAGACCGGCTATCGTGGTGGCCTGATCGTCAACAATCTGTCCTACGAGGTCTGGAACAGCAATCTCTCGACGGTCGACGCCGGCGGCAGCGTGACCTCGCTCGGCAGCATACCGGGGACGGTCCCGATCAGCATCGCACGCGATCTGGCTGTGACCGTCGATGTCGTGATCGTCAGTCCGGGCGATGGGGCGTTCTCGTCGACCGGCGGGGCGGCACCGGTCGCCTATAACGGCGGCGGCAATCTCCCAATTCCCAACAGCGTGGCGTTCCAGGATGGCGTGTTCCACTTCACGATCGCGGACGGACGCGTGTTCGCCTCGGGCATCAATGCGCTGACGCAAAACGCGCTCACCTTCGTCAAGCTGCAGTCGAAGTCCGATGTCGTCTTGCTCCGCGGCATCGCCTACAACGGCATGATGTACTTCTTCACCACGGGCGGCTGCGAGGTCTGGCAGGACACGGCAGCTCCAACACCGGCTTATCCCTATACGAAATTCATGACGCTGCCCTATGGTCTGGTGCAGCAATCGGCAATCGCGGGATGGGAAACCGGCTTCGATGACCTGATCTGGGTGGCGCAGGATTTCAACGTCTATCATCTGCCGTACAACACCTTGCAGCCGGGTCCGGCGATCTCGCCGCCCGCGCTCAACACGCTGATCGAGTTTGCGGTCAAGACCAACGACACGATCAAGGCCGGCGTCCACATCTCGGCCGGGCGCAAGTTCTGGACGCTCACGTCATCCACATGGACGTGGCAATTCAATCTCTCGACGCAGAAGTGGAACGAGCGGCAGAGCCTCAACGCCACCACCGGGCTTTACGGCCCGTGGCGCGGCGTCGGCGGCCACAACGCCTTCGGCAAGTGGCTGATGGGCGATACGCAGTCGGGGAACCTGATCTTCGCCGACAGCCAGAACTTCACCGAGGACGGGGCACCGCTGCGCTCCCGGATTGAGAGCGGGCCAGTCAACTCCTTCCCCGGCCAGACCCGGATCGCGCGCGCGGATTTCAATTTCGTGTTTGGCGTCGGCGAGAATGTCGCCAGCTTCGTCACCAACGTGGTCGGAACGGCGGCCTCGCCCTCGCATCTGGTCCGGCTGCAGGTGATCTCGACCTCGGGCATGACGAACAACGATCAGGTCAACGTCAATGGCGTCGGCGGGACGACCGAAGCCAATGGCACCTGGGTGGCGACCGTCGTCGACCCGACCCACATCGATCTGCAAGGCTCGCTGTGGGCCAATGCATGGACCTCGGGCGGTACGGTGACCGATGTCACGGCGCCGCCGAACATGATCGCGCCGGTGTGCGCCATATCGTGCTCGAAGGACGGCGGCATCACCTGGGACTACCCTGCAATCCGGCAGATCGGGACGCAGCAGCACGTCAAGGGCGTGCGCGCCTCGGTAAAGTCGCGCGGCATGTCGGGCATCCAGGGCGTGCGCTGGCGGGTCGATTGCAGCGATCCGGTCTACGACGGCTTCTTGGGCGGCACGATGTCCACCAACCCGCTGGAGCCGCCGCCATGACGACAGGAGCAAAGCCGCTCGGCCCGGCCGGAATGCCGGTCATTCATCAGAACGGCGTTCCGACCACCGAATTCGGGGCGTGGCTGGATTATATCAACCGTCTATTCAGTTCCGGTTCATTGTCGGTCGAGAATGGCGGGACCGGAGATACCGGCACCGCATGGGCATCCTACACGCCGATCATCACATCGGCTGGCGGGGTGGCTACCACAGTCAGTGCCACGGGACGCTTCAAGCAGATCGGCAAGACCGTATTTTGTGAAATCGATGTCAACATCGTAAATAAAGGAACTGCCACCTTCAACGTCATTGCCACGCTGCCGGTCGCGGCCGCGGCGCACGTATATGCCGGAAGCGCTTATGAGTACAACGTCACTGGAAAGAGTGGAGCGGCTGTCATTCTCGCATCGGACGCCACTCACGTTTACATGAATGATGCGTCGGGCGGGTCATGGTGGGTCAATGGATACAAACTTGGCGTGACCATCATCTACGAGGCGGCATAAGGAGTACGTGTCACGGGGATCTTCGACTATTTTTCAGGCACTGACGCGCAGAACGCTGCGGATGCGCAGAAGGCCGGCATTCAGCAGGGCTATAGCAATCTAACGCCGTTTTTCAGCCAGGGCCGTGACGCGCTCACGGGCGCGCTCGGCACCGGCACCGGCAATCTCAACACCGCGCTCGGCAATGCGACGAGTGCCTATGGCACTGGGCTGACGGGAGCGACCGGTGCGCTCGGGCAATCGCTCGCCAACTCGACGGCGCCGTTCCAGACCAATTTGCAGCAGGCACAAGCCGGGCAAGCGCAATACGGGAATGCGCTCGGTCTTGGCGGCGCAGCCGGTAACGCCCAGGCGCTCTCCGGGTTTCAGAACAATCCCGGCTACCAGTTCCAAATGGAACAGATGATGCAAAACCTGCTGCGCAATCAGCAGGCGACGGGACAGGCCAATTCGGGTGCGACGAATGTCGACACCTTGCAACAGGCGTCCGGCCTCGCCAACCAGGGCTGGCAAAGCTACCTGCAAAATCTGCAGCCGTATATTGGTGCTTCGAATGCGGCGGCGCAGGGTATCGCTGGCGCCAATCAGAACTACGGCAATCAAGTCGCGGGCGCCAATCTCGGCACGGCCTCGGGCCTCGCCGGCACCAACGTCAATGTCGGACAGCTCCTTGCCAGCCTCAATCAGGGCACCGGCAGCCAGTTGAACCAGAGCCTGCAGGGCCAGGGCAACGCGGCCTACGGCGCCGCCACGGGAATCGGCAACGCCCAGGCCAACGCGGACCTCGCTCAATACACTGCGTCCGGCAACTTGTGGAACACGATCCTCGGCGGTGCCAATGCCGCCGCCAAAATCGCCGCGGCGTAAAGGACTGATCGATGGCCGGTCCCCAAGACTATCTGACGGTGAAAGGACCGGATCCCGCCAGCTATTCGCTGCCGAAATTCGACCTCGGCTCGCAGATCGCGTCCATCCCGACTTCATATCAGGAGGGCCAGCAATACGGTGTCAAGCGCGCCCTGCAGACGGCGTTCAAGGACGGATTTCCTACCGATCAGCAGGGAAATCCAGATTACAATGCAATGGCAACCCGCTTGTTGGCGATCGGCGGCCCTGAAGCCGCGCAGCCATATTTCCAACTGGGCTTGCAGCAGGGCAATGCAGCCGGCAATCAAGCAGTTCTCGGCGGCCAGCCGGCGCCGCAAGGTGGCCAAGGCAATCCGCCGCAGACGTTCACACCGATGGCTCCGAACGCAGCGACCGGCCAGAGCGGCATCACGGGCGAGCACCCGAGCACGGGCGGCGGATCGATCTTCCCGTACAAGCCTGGCACTTCGCCGCCGCAGATCGTGGGTGGCGGACAGCCACAGGGAGGCACCGGCCTTGGCGGCCAGCCAGCGCCGTTTGCCGGCAATCGCGATCAGCAAGGTGCGCCGTCTCAGCCTCAGCTTTCGTTCAATGATCGTGTCCCGCCTAGCGGGGGAATGTCCAATCAGCCTTCAGTCGTCACGCAGGACGGCACCAGCGGCCAGCCTGCCGCGCCAACGTCATCGCGCGAGACGGCCAACAATGGCCAGCCGGATCGGCGCATAGTGGCGGCCGATCGACTCGACGCGCAAGCCGCACTAATTCAGCAGCAGGCCTTGGCCTATGGTCAATCGCCGGCCGCAGTGAAGACGTTGCAGAATCGCGCGCAACAACTCACGGACCAGGCCAAGCAGTATCGCGAGGCGGCGCTGAAAGACACGGAGGCCACGCCTGAGCAAAAGAATCTTACTTCGGGCGCGACCCAAAAGAGCAAGGAACTCGAAGGCGACATCGCGCGATCGCAAAAGACCTACGGCGGTATGCACGCCATCTCGAACCAATTCGAAACAGGACTTGAGCCGGCCATTCAGGTCGCGAAGGGCATCCTCAACCGGCCCGAGATGTATTCCGGTATCGGCGGCCAGTTCTCGCTCGACTTCAACAAGGTTCGCGCTGCGCTCGGTGACAGGGGAGCAGCAACCCTGCAGGAGGGCTTGCAGAAGATCAACGCCATCAGCGTGCTCGCCCAGGTCAACCAGCAAAAAGATGAAATGCAGGAAACAGGTGCGACGAGCTCGCGCATTTTCTCGCAACAGGTCGATCAGGTCGCCAAAGCCTCGGCATCGATGGAAAATACGGTGAACGGCAATCGTTTCCTGATAAATTTTCAGGACCGGATGGGACAATTCTCGAAGGCGCTCACGGCGCAGGCGCAGGCTTACATCCAGGCACACGGCCATCTGGATGTCGGTTTCGACAAGCAAGTGTCGAACTACATCGCAAAAAATCCGATCTTCTCGCCGCAGGAGCGCGCCGATCCTCGTATCCTCGGGGCGCCCGATGCTCCACCCGGTCATCAGACAAAGGCTCAGGTGATGGGTTGGGCAAGATCCATGGGACTTTCATCTGGCGATCCGTTCCGCACCCCGGCGGGTGATGTGCGGTACATTCCATGATCGGCCATGGCAATGAGTGACGTTTACAATATCGGCGTTATTCACCCCAGAGGATGGGTGCCGCCGCCGCCCGCACCCGGTGCCCCTGGCGGTGGCCCCGGCGGCCCCGCCGAAGCCGATCCATATGCGGACTTTCCGACCGCGCCGAAGGGTGAAGCGAAGGCCCCGACGCAAGCCGCCGCCGGCGCCGACCCTTACGCGGATTTCCCGACTGAGGCACCGCAGGCACAGCCGCCATCCCGCGAGGTCGGGATAGGCGAAGCGCTGGGTAAGGGCTTCACAACAGGCGCGAGCTTTGGGTTTGCGCCTGCAATCGAGGGCCTGGCCGCGGCCGCGGGCCCCGACTACCAACCCAAGCTCGACCAAGACGGTAACCCTGTCGAGATGCCCAATCCCATGGCGCCGATCGTCGGGGCTGCCAAGCTGATCAAGGAGTATTTTAGCGACCAAAAGCTAAGCGACCTGGTGACTGGCGGCCATCATGCTGTTGCCGATGCCTATACCCGTGGTCGGGAGGCGGCCTTGGCGGATCAGACGCTCGCCAAGGAGCAGCACCCGCAAGCCTACCTCGCCGGACAGCTCGCCGGCGCCGTAGCCATGCCGGTGCCTGGGGCAGGCGCCATGAAGGCCGCCACCGTTGGCGCGCGGGCGCTTGGCGGCCTCAAGGCGGGAGCCATTGGAGGCGGTCTGTACGGGGCTGGCGAGGCCACCAGTGAGGGACAGGCGCTCCCCGATGTCGCCAAGAGCGCAGGCCTGGGCGCTGCCGTCGGTGGCCCTCTAGGGGCCGGCATAGGCGCTGCGGTCGGACCTCGGGTGCGGGCCGCGCTCACGCCCGGTGAGCAGGCGGCCAGGACCGCGGAGAGCATCGGCGCCCCGATCCCGAAAGGCGTGGCCAGCGATAGCCGGGCGATCAGGTCCGCCACGTCTGCTACCGCCTCGGTCCCGATCATGGGCGCGCGGGTGCGCAACGCCCTCGACGCGACCAGGGAAGCAGCCGGCGATGTGGTGGGGCAATCCGGCGTGGATCAGGCCATCGCCGCCAACCGGAACCGCGTCAATGCGCTCTACGATGGGGTGCGCAGCCAGATCGACCAGACCGCCGTCGCGCCGATGCCGCGGACGGCGGCAGTCATTCAGCGAGTGAAGGCTAACCGGCAGGCGGCCGGATGGGCCGACCCAGGGCAGGGCTTGGAGCAATTCGAGAACGTATCCCAGGGGGCGACCTTCAATGGCGCGCACCGGGCGCGGGTGGATGCCAGGGAGGCCGGCGACGTGGCCAATCCGCACCCTGGATACAATGCGGCGGACTTCAATCTGATCACCCGAGCAATGACTGCCGATCTGCGCGACATGGTCGGCCGGCTCGCGACCCGCAGTCCGCAGAGGGCGCAACGCGCCTTCGATCAGGCAGAGAAGCAATTCGGTCCGATCTCGGAAGCAAACAAGTTTCTGGCACGGATCGCCAAGACGCGCGGTCCTGGGGCCGGCCTTGACGAGCTCGGCTTCAATCCCGCGACCGGGGAGTTCAGTCTCGAGAAATTCGTGACCGCCTGGAACAAACTCAATCCGCAGGCTCGTCCGTTCGTGCCGGAACCGGCGCACGCCGCGAATATCGAATCCATCTTTCAGATGGGTTCTCATATCAAGAGTTCGATGCGGGAACGGAATGTTTCGCACACCTCGACGCCGCTGATCATGATGGATCTTGCGCGCGATGCCATCCTCGGTGGCGTAGCGATCGGGACGGGTGCGGTAGGGGCAGGATCAGCACTTGGGGGCGCCGTGATGGCCGCCCCCGCCATCATGTTCGCGCATTGGCTTTCGAGCCCGGCCATCGCCTCATCGATGAGCGCATGGTCAAGAGTCTACCGAGCAATGACTTTGGGAACGCCGACGCCGGCCAGGATCGCGGCGTTCAATGTCGCAACCCGGAACCTCGCCAATAATCTCGGACTTCCGGTCGAGAACGTCATGCGGGCCGCGCAACGGCGGCTTGCCGCTCCCGCGGGCGATGAAAATAAGAATCAGCAGTAGTCCCGACCACGGAAACAAGATCATTCCTTCAGTGATGGCATAGACGGACACCAGACAGATGAAAAAGAACATCATGGGCGCATTTTGCGCTCTCGCGCTGCTATTCGGCTTTGCCGGACCTGCCTCGGCGCAGGGCTCGCTGCCGATCGCGCTGCAGCAAGTCTCCGACCAGAACGGCCATCCGATCGTAGGCGCCTTGCTGTACTTCTATCAGGTCGGCACGGTCGCGACCCGGCAGGACAGCTTCCAGGATACGGCGCTGGTCAATCCAAATCAATGGCCGCTCCCGACCGACGCCTATGGCCGGGTGCCGATGTTCTACGTGGCCTCGGGCTCGATCCATGTGCGGCTGACCGATCCGGGCGGCCTCGTTATCTTCGACTATCCGAACATGCTGGTCATCGGGCCATCCGGCGGTGGCGGCGGGGCCGGTACGGTCGATCCGACCACAATTGCGTCGACTGGTGACATGAAGTTCCGGCCATCCGCCGAAGTGCTGATTGGCTGGGTGCGGATGAACGGCAACACCATCGGCAATGCCGTCAGCGGCGCGACCGAGCGCGCCAACGCCGATACGCAGGCTTTGTTCATCTACCTGTGGGGCTTGGGATTGACGCCGTCGGGTGGCCGCGGCGCCAACGGTCTGGCGGATTTCAACGCCAACAAGACCATGGCTACCATCGACATGCGCGGCATGACCCCTGTCGGTCTCGACACGATGGGAGCGGCGGCGGCCGGCCGCTTGAACGGAGCACTGTTTGCCACGGGAAATTCATCGACACCGTTGTCCACCGGCGGCGAGGCCACTCATTCAATCAACCAAGCCCAATTGCCGGTAACGGGTCAGACGTGGACCCAAACCGGCGGCTCGGCTACATGGACCCAAACTGGAACAGGCACGGCGACGTTCAGCGGAAATCCTGGCACGGCAACAAGTACCCAAGGTTTTGTTTTGTGGTCGGCCAATACGGGAGCGACGGGAGCACAGTTTTTGGCGACTGGCGGCCCGAGTGCTGGCGCCACTACAGTTTCTTCGAGTTTTACCCCCGCCGGTTCGGTCACCGGAGTTACCGGGATTGCTGGTTCAGTAAGCGGAGTTACAGTTTCTGGAACGATAAGCGGTTTCGGCGCGGGGTTCGCGATGAACGTCATGAACCCGTTTATCCTAGGGACATTTTATCTTAAATTGTAGGTCAGCCATGTATTCCGATCGCACGCTGCTGCCGCCGGTATCGAACCGGGAGGATTTGTACCTCCCGCTCTCGGTGTTCGACGACGATACCGGCCAGCCCATCGACATGGTGGCGCTGGGCTGGACGTTCCAATTCGAGATCCGGCGCGGCGGCCCGAAGAACACCGGCTCGGGATATATCCCATGGTACGACTGGGGCACGCCCGACGATCTCGGTCCGTTGATCTCGGCCACGCTCAATGCGCCGGTGGGAGCGGGCACGATCATCATCGATGACGTGGGCTTCATGCACGTCATGATCCCGGAGACACTGATGCGGACGCTTTCCTCGAGCACCTATCAGGCCGCCATGACGGCAACCGATGGGTTCAGCACACGGCAGTTGTTCCTCGCAAGGCTACCGGTGCTATTCGGCGGAGTTACCACATGAGCAATATGCCGGCGAACGTCCGCATTTCCGCGCAGTTCCCGTTCCCGGCGAGCGTGTCCGGCACGACGCCGATTGCCATCACCAAGGCCAACGGGATCTGGTCGGTGGCGCTGCCGATCGGTGCGCTCGCAACGCAATTGCCGTCCGGCGGCAGCCTGACGACCGATTACGTGCTGGTCTGGGATTCGTTGACCAACACGTATTTCAAGATGCCGATCTCGAATATCCCGACCGGGCCGCCAGGGCCAGCCGGGCCAGCGGGTCCAGTGGGTCCAACGGGTCCAGCGGGCGGAATAAGGGTCCAGCGGTTGGTGACTGCTTCACCGATCGTGGTCGGCGGCGGGGATCAGATATTCAACTGCAACATTGGTGTTGCCGCGGCTTGCGCATTGCCGGCATCCGCTACTCGCACTGGAAATCCGCTGACCTTCAAGGATGTTGGGGGACAATTCGGCGCCCACAATCTCACGATCACGCCAAATGGCGTCGAAACGATCGATGGAGCCGCCACTTTCGTTGCGACCGCGAACCGGCAATCCATCACGCTCAATCCGTTCAACGACGGGACCAACTCGGGGTGGTTCATCACTTAGAGAGACACATCATATGATCAAAAAGCTTTTGGCGTTTGTGACAGGGGCCGCTTTTGCGGCCCTTTTTGTTACCCATGCGATCGCGCAAAGCTTCCCCGGCACGTTGCCGATCAACACCCAAACCTCAAACTACTCCATCGCTACGACTGACTGTGGCAAGACCATCCAGCTCGGCACCGGTTCGACGGGGTTCTTCACCCTGACGTTCCCGTCTACCGCAGGATTTCCGGCGGCCTGCTCCGTCCAGGTGGTCGACGGCGATACGGCCCGTGGCAAGGCTGTTGCCGGTCTCACCGGCATCACCAAGCTCTATCCTGCCCAGACATTCGGCGCCAATATTGTCAACTCGGCGTGGTCTCTTTTCCAGAAGCCACCGCGCTGGCAGACCACACTCACAACCTTATTCGTCGACACCGGACGTGGCTTGGACACCAACGATTGCATGGCCGCCGGCACAAGCGCCTGCGCTACTGCCACGCAGGCAATGACCGACATTGCAAAGAACATCGACAATCAGGGCCAAGTCATCATCCAGTGGGGCTGTGCCAGTCCGCCCTGCACCTACGCCAATCTGCCTTTTCTCTCTCAAGCCTATGTTGGTAGTGGATTCATAACACTGCAAGGCGACACGACCACTCCCGACAATGTCGTGATGAGTTGCACTTCAGGCAATTGCAACAATGCACCCGGAGCAATTTTCAACATTCTACAGAATGGTGCGCATACGAGTGCGGGAAATTGGATCATCCAGGGATTCAAGATCACCTCCAGCGTAGCCGGAATTAACGGCATCTTCGCGCAGGGGGCGGCGGCTTGGGTTGCTTTCAATTCGATCGACTTCGGCGCCATGACCACAGCCTCCCACATCGGCTGCATATCTCCAGCCAGCCTGCAGAGCAACGGCAACTTCACCATAACCGGAGGGGCTACGCACTTCACCGACGTCGAGGACGGCTGCGTTGTGCATATCGTTGCTGGCGTGGGGACCATATCCGGCACACCGGCGTTCACCTCGTTCATCTACGCCCACGGAGCCGGTGCGATCGTCGGGACGGTCAACACGAATTTCTCAGGCGCCGCGACCGGCAACAGATGCACGGGAGATTTGCTGGCGCTGATCGATGCGGCCGGCACGGGTGCGAGCCTTCCGGGCAATGGAACCTGCGGCGTGTCGAGCGGCGCTGTCCTGAATTAGGGGAGAGATGAGATGTACCGACTTGGATATTTGTTTCTTGGCTTCATCCTGTCTTTTCCATTTGCTGCTTTTGCGACACTGCAGGGGATTGATCTGTCGGTAGCCAACAGTGCAGGTCTTTCCACAACCCCAACTTTGTTTTCAAGTCTACCCAGTTGCGCGATGGGAACGGAAGGCCAGCGTTTTGCCGTGACCGACAGCACGACGGCCGTTTGGGGAGGCACGATTACCGGCAGTGGTGTGAACCACGTGCTGGCCTATTGCAACGGAACCAACTGGACCGTGGCTGCGAAATGAACCCCGGCATCCCCGAAGAGGCAGGCAAGGTCGCCGCCGGCGCGATCGAGGCCATGAAGAGCACGCCGCTCGCAATCGCGCTGCTGGTCGTCAATGTCGTGTTCCTCGCCTTCGCCGCCTATATGATCAGCGAAATATCGTCCAACGCGCAGGCACGCGAGAAAACGCAGAGCGACCTGATCGCCAAGCTCGTGACCGAATGTCGCCAGATGGGGCCGACGTGATGACGAGGCGTCTCAACATCAATCCGTAGGGAGAAAACCATGTCGATCGGACTGCTGTTCTGGGTTCTGATGATCTTGTGGTTTTTTTCGTGGCTGGGTACGCGCTTTGGGGGCATCGGCGGCCCCTGGCTGCACGCCAGCGATCTGCTGTTCTTCGTGTTGCTGTTTCTGCTCGGGTGGCATGCCTTCGGATTTGTCATTCATGCCTGATATGAAATATGATCGGGCCATGCTGACGGCGGCGTCCATCTTCGTTGCGTTGGTCGTGGCGTTGGTCGCGATCTATTTTATCGCCGACCCTGAAACGGTTATTCCTCCTATCAACTAACCTTAGCAGCCGCATCCGGCGGCCGGCGGCCATCCCAGGAGTTTCCGCGCGCGGACGAATGCCCCACCGCTATCGCGGTGTGCTCCCGGCAATAGGGCCCGCCGGCCGGCTTGGTGGTGCCGCAGAAGCGGAACGGTGCCCGCTCCCCGAACGGCCACCGGCAGGTGAACGCGGTGAGCTCCATGATGCCGATCGGCCCGTTGGCAGGGGCGACCTCGGGCGCCGGCGGCGGGGGCAGGGCTCTCGGGCGTGTCATCTTGATCCACCTCTTGCGCGGTTTCCTGACGGCGGCCGGCTTCCTGACCGTAAGGAGCTGGAGCCCCATGCGGTGGATCTTGCCGATGGCGGCGTTGCGGGTGACGCCGAGCGCGGCGCCGACCTGGCGGGCGCTGTAGCCTTGCGCCACCAAGGCGACGAGCCTGCGGGTGCGCTCCTGCGGCCATACATTGTCGGGATGCGAGGGCATCGGATTTCCACTTGGACTTTGCCACTTTTGGCCATCTGGATCGTTTTGGCGCGTTTCTGAGTGTTGTGATATCAAAGACTTAGAAGTCCTTGACTTAACCGCCCGGTTTGTCCAAGCGAATGAAACCAACGGCTTTCAACCGATTTACCTGGACATATTGATTTTCCGTTCGCTGAGCGTTCGCTCCAAGTGGATGACGGCCGCGACCGCATTCTCGCGCTGCGACGAGAACCGGCAGTAACGCTCCACCATGCGCCCCGACATGCCGATCATGTCCGCGATCTGGAGCATGGTTGCGCCGGCCTGGCGAAGGCGCACGCACGCCGTTCCGCGCAGGCCATGCAACACCAGCCCGCGCTCGTCGAGCGCACCCAGCGCCTCGTTGTGCTTGCGCTGCCAGTCCCAGGCCATGGTCAGCCCTTTGCGTCCCCAGGGACCGCCGTCAGGGCGCCGTAGGAACGGCCCTGGGCGCCTTTCCCAGGTCGCCATGGCCAGCGCCAGCGGCGAGGTGATCGGCACCCATACCTGGCGCCCGGTCTTGCGCTGGAGCACGTTGATCCCGTCGATGCCCTGAAACGTCTCGACATCGGTCGGCCCCATACGGATCAGGTCGGAACCGCGCTGGCCGGTGTTGGCGGCGAGCGTGATGACGCGGGCCAGGTCGGGGCGCGCGCAGCGCTCGCCGAGCTCGACATCGGCGTCCGTCCACGGCAGATGGCCGCCCTGAGGCCGCGCGGTCTCGACGCCCAGCATGATCTGGCGGGGCAGCAGGTCCCGCACGATCGCCCATCTTTCCAATTGGATCAGCGCGGCCCTGGCGACCGCCTGCTTGCCGGGGCGGCCGGCCAGCGCATCGAGATACGCCTGGACGAGCGCCGGGCGCAGCTCGTAGCGCGATTTGGCGCCGAGGGTGTCGGGCCGCGCCGCAAACCGGAGCTCGCGGCCCCAGGTGTCCTGCGTTCCCGCCGAATAGCCGAGAAATTTGGGGGAAAGCATATAGGCGCGCACCAGGGCGGCGAAGCTATCCTCAGTAACGAGCTTGGGACCTAGTCCCTTCGAGCGCCCGTCTGGTGGATTCTCGGACATCATCGGCCTCCTGATCGGGGGAGCCACCGGGCCTGCCGTCGGTGAGGTAAGCATCAACCTCGGCCCATTTCCACATGAGTTTTCCACCGCGCTTGCGGGGCGGCGGCAGAATGCCTTGCTTGGCCCAGGTTTCGACCGTGGTCGAGGAGCACGAAATGAGATGGCAGAGCGTGGGCATATCGACCCACGCCGGGAAGGGCGGGTTCACTTTCGCTTCTCACGTTCGGCAAAGACCACGGCCCGCACGGCGCCGAGGCTCGGCGAGGCCGCGTACAGTTGTTGACACAGTGGCAAAGGGTCGAGCCCCAGGTCGGCCCAGAACCTCACCTCGCCTTTGCGGTGCTGCGCTCCGGGGCCGTCCGTATGGCATCGAGCACACAGTGGCAGCGTCCAGTGGTCGCCCGGCTTGAGCCCCGCCCCTGTGATCGGCTTGCCGGTGCGCGTCATGCGCACATGCGCGGCCACGCCGGCCGGGTCGGCATCACAGGACAGGCAGGGACAGCGCCGCACCAGCGCGAGGTAGACCGCATCGTTGTGGACGCGGCCCTGGTTCGGGCTCCTGCCCTTGGGCGGCTTGTCGGCAGTCTTCAACAGGCTGCCAGGCGGGGCGATCGGCGACACGCGGCCAGCCATCAAGCGACCCTCCCGTCCACTGCATGCGGTCCATCGCACATCAGGATCAATTCATTGCGCACCGCTTGCGGCGTCGTTTTAGGCGGCATCCAACGGTGGGCGATGACGGCGCAGGCGGCGTCGAAAAACTGATTGAACTCGGTCTGATCCATGCTCGCAAACGACATCGAGCGCGGCATGTAGCCGACCTTACCAGTCTCGGTGTCCACGATCGTGTCACAGTGGCCGGTCGCGATCAGCAGAATGCCGCGCATCTTCTGGATCGGGACACGGCACATGTTGGGCGAGTGAAGCTGGATGAAACGCAGCATGGTGAAGAACAGCCGGTGATGCCGGGTATTGCGTGAGGCCGTCACGTCGACCATCACGTCGCGGCCGTCCTTGAGGCGCGCGAACAGCTCGAGGCCGTCCTCGTCGACCGGGACGAGCGCCTGTCCGCGCTTTCGGCATACGATCTTGGTCATCAGCCACCCAGGATATTCTCGGGCGATATTTCATCAAGCCGACCGCGGTACATCTTCACGGCCACTCGCCATTGATCCGGCGTCAGCTCGTCCTTGCGCGGGATCAGCATGCGGTCCTTGACCTGGGCCAATTGCAGCGGCGTCTCCGCGCCCGACAATGCGCCGGCCAGATCGCCGACCAGCCACGTCTCGGCGTCGAACACCGGATTATCCGTCAGCCACTGCACCCGCTCGCGGAATATCGTCACGCCGTCAAGCCATACGCGGGGCGACACCTTGCGCTGCATCGTTGCGCCCATGTGCTCGGCCTGAAGGTCCATCATCGTCTGCACGTCAGGCGCCGCGGCCGCGGCCGACCGCAGCAGATCGAGCCACAGGGCCTCCTCCTTGGGCGTCAGGCGCTTGAGGCCATCGGGGATGTCGAGCGGGTCAGGTGCCGGTCTCTCCCGGCTGTCCCCTGTATTCATGACCTGACGGGCAGGGATTTTAGCCCCCTCCAGGGCGTCAGGCTTGTGCGGGTGAACATCCCTGTTCAAAGGGCTCCGCACGGAATCTGCTATCTCCTCGGCGGTCGCCGGGCGCTCGCCGTCCTCGGTCCAGATGACCTGGTCGGTCACCTCGCCGGTTTCGGGATCGACGGTCTCGGCGGGCTCGCTAGCGGGTTGCCCGTGATACTTGCCGTCTATCCGCAAGTTTTTGCGATGGGTGGCAAACGTCTCCCGAATGTCATCTTGGCAAAGGACGTTCAGGGTTCCGATAATGGGCGATTTTTCGTCTCCGAGCGCGAATAATTGATCGATCGACTTGCAAGCCAGAAACGCGGCCTTGATCTCGGCCGCGATTGGCTTCGAGGCATAGACGCTCTTGAGCCTCTCGCCACCGTTCCCGGCTGCCATTCCATCATCGTCGTTCGATGCCGCCAAGCCAAGCGCCGCCTTGAGCGCGTAACGCTGCAAATAGGTCAGCGTCGACCCGAGCGCCTGAATGCCGTTCTTGTTGCCGGTGTCATCGCGCCCGGCGCAAAGCGTATTTTCCTCGGAGTGGCCGAGCCGGTGCGATACGATGCACGTCACGGTGACCGGCTCGTTGGGCAGCGACGTGGTGCGAAACCGATATGACAGGCCATGCTTTCCCAGGATCGGGTCGACGGTGCGGGCGATCTCGGCCAGGTCTTCGTGCTTGTAGTTGGTGCTGGATTTTCCAGACACCTTCGCACCGAAGTCGACTTGGCGATTTTTGACGATGATGGGCATCTCGGTTTTGGCGGCTGATAGCGCGTCGTCAAATGCCTTGCGGGCCTGGGTCTTGTCCCACCGCTCCTGCAAATCCATGAGCTTCGTGAGAACCTCGATGCCGGCGCCAGAGGTAATGGCGCGGTCCAGCATGTCCATGGGCGTGAGCGCCGAGCGGACCATCGGCAAAATCTCGGCTTCTTCGTTCGTTTGTGCGCTCATTTCAGTCTGTCCCTTTGGTCGCATATGAGTGAGAAATAGACGCCGCAAAAGGCGGTTCGTTGGATGATCCGCCGTTGGACGGCTGCAGCCCACGCGGCGGCCGAAACTCCGGGAAAGTCGCCCACCCAGATGATCAGCCGTTGCATGGCGATGTCCTCGATCACGCGAAGGCGCCTGCGAGCGCCAGGACGGCGATGGTGAATGCCGAGAGGACGGCGGCTTCGAGCGCGGCGGCGATCATCGGTCGCGCTCCATTGCATCGTCGCGGCGGCGATCGAGTTCGTCATCCGGGTCGCGCCCATGCACCGGGCACCACTCATCGCGGATCAA